CCAACAAACGCTACACTGGTTATCCTTTTTAAGATACCACCACCTCCGTTGAGCATGTTTCCTAGGACATATTGCATATTACCAGCGAAGTTGCATGTTAGCGTTTGTGCGGATGCGATTACTCACGAACCCGCTTGTGTGATTCTCGTCGAGGCGGATTAGCTCTTCCGTAAGAAGTGCTTCAGCCTCTTGGTCGGCAAGTGCTGCCTTCTCCTGCTGACCTTCAGCACGGAGGTAGTCGGCGTATGTTCCGTGAGCGAGGTACTGGAACCACTCTGCTGGGACGCTGGATGTCTCACCAGCACCATCACCATAGGTGTCGGAGAGTTGCGCCTTGTAGGTCACAAATACAGTCTGTGGGTTTAGGTCTCCACAGATCGGCGTAGCACCTTCAGAAGTCACCGTGAAATCAAACTCATTCACAGATGTTGCTATATACGGAGCCTGTTGGAAGATACGCATGAAGCTATCAATTCCGCTTTTCCCAGTCTCCGTGTACGGGACATAGCCAAGGGCTGGGCGAGCCGTGCCAGTGCCAGTTCCTGCACCAGTAGCGACAAAATACTCTCCAACCGTGTTTGCGCTAGAACCAATGGCGGTGAAGTCGGTGTCACCAACGGTTGCGATAAAGTAGCCGCTGTCTGCCACGATAGCAGTTGCGGCAATAGGGTCGCTTGACAGGTAGCGCTCCTCGCCAATCTTGAGGAAGCGTGTCCAGTAGTTGCTGGAGCGGTAAGCCCTCTGCGCCCTGCGGTTAATTAGTGCCTTAATGCGTCCAGTTTCAATGCTGGCGAACACCACGCCACACAGGGCTTGTATCAGCGCAAATAGGTCAGCGTAGGTTCTGGTCTGCATCAAATGTCTCCAGCTTTAAGGTGTGATTCTCGTTTGAAGAAGTCTCGGACAAACTCTCGGTCGTCCCAGCACTCCATTCCGTATTTATTCCCAATAAGAAAGTATTCATGCTGTGGAATTGCCCCCACGGGTTTCCCTAGCGTCGATTGTGCATCCTTCATTGCGCGAGCTTCGGCGGATGCTGCCTGTTCCCGTACTTTTTGTTTTGCTTCCATCAGCAACCTGCCAGAGCAAAGCTCACGGACAAGTGCTGCGTTGAATTCCTCGTCACAGATCATTGGTAAGAAGAAAAGGGTGGGAGAGTTTCCCCTCCCACCCCAGTTGAGGATTAGACTCCAGTCGAGATAGCACCCGGATCAAGGATCGTGAGCGCAATCGTGAAGTCACCGCCAGTAAGGCTACCAACAGTTCCACCGAAACGAGCGAACACAGGGATCGCGGCGGTGGTGTTGTTGATGAGGCCGGGTTCCGTGTCGACTGCCGAACCAGTGTTGTAGGCAACCTTGGTAAGGTTATCGAGGTCGGTGCTTGCAACCAGATTGGTAGCAGTGCCAGTGATGGTTCCAACGGAGATCGTGATGTCAGCCGCACCAGCAAGTGCGTTATTAACAACTACGGCTGCGTTGGTGATGATGCCACCTGCGGGGAGGGAAGCGATAAGCTTCTCCGACGAGGTGAGATAACCAGTGGTAGCAAGTTCAGTACCAGTGATGCGGAAGAAATGCGTGAAACCACGCGATTCTTGGTTAGTGAGTTGAGGCATATTATTATGTCTTTCTAGTTAGGATTAGGATGCAGCGTTGGCGATCTTGCCGTGGGCTTGCGGGTGCTTGCAGACGAGCGTGCCAGTCATGTCCACATAACCGCGCTCACCACCACCTTGATTCTCAAGGCGAGTAGCACCCATCGGGATCAACGAATCGAAGCCAAGGTATTTCGGGTTGAGGATATAACCAACATTGGTCGTAGCGGTCGGCATACAAGCAGGGTTGGCGTTGACGATCTTGACCATACCGAAGTCGGAGTCATAGACATTGACAGCGAGAGTGATTGCCTTGCTGGTCGCGTCTTGATTGACATGGTAGGTAACGCCTGCACTCGACGGAGTGGCGCGGGTGAAGCCGCTGATAAGCTGACGAAGGGCAACATTGGCAACAAGCGTGAGCGAGTTCATCTCACCATTACGCGAGAAGATCGAACCGATAAGGCTGTTGAATTGCGATTCGCTGAGACCAGCACTGGTGCGGATCGAGTCAGCAGGGGTGCGGTAGGCAGCAGGAACATCGGATGGGCCTGCGGAGTCAAGCCAGTCACCAAGGCCACGGAGGGCGTAGGGAGTGCCAGCACCGTTCTCGACCGAACGATCTTCGTTCGACGCGATACGAGCTTCCACATCACGCTTGAGTTCGCGCATCGACTTGGCTTCGGCTTGGGCGATATTGGCAGGGCCAACGCTCGTCACGGCTTGTTGCAGGTTCGATACGAGGTAGTCGCGGCGGAAGGTTTGGACATAGTTACCAAGGCGAGCGCGATCAGCGAACTTGTCGCTGAAGGTGTTCACATCGGAACCTTCGGCAACACCAACGATGGAGGGAGCAGCGAGGCTGTCCACAGTCCACTCTTTGAAGGTGCTGTTGGCCTTGCCTTTCGAGCAAAGCGAAAGGATCGGGGTTTCTTCTGGGGCGAGGATGGTCAACTCATTGCTGAGGTCTTCGCGGTTGCTGATTGCGGAACCTTGGCCAAGTTTGGCTTGGGGCGCATTCGGGTTATATGAGGTTGAGATGGGCATGATATTAGTTAGTTAGATTATTTAGTCATCCGGGCAACTCTGGCGGCAACCCAGTCCTCAACAGATTGTGAGGATTGAAACCTTTGGTAGGCTTGATCAGCACCCTTCTTCGCGGTCTTCGCACCTGCTTTCGCCGCTCCAGCACCATACGGGGTTCCAGCTACTTTTGGCTTGGAAATAGTTCCCGCTGCTTTTGCCGCGCTCTTGGTCTTCTGACTGCGATGGATGGATCGTACTGCGTGTGCCAAAATATACGGGAGTTGCGGCCCGAGGTCTGGAACATGCAGGTTAACCAGTTCAACTAGTGGGTCAGCTAGGAGTGCCTTGTATTGTTTACCGATGTCGGATTCCTCGTCGGCAACCTCTGGGACTTCCTGCGGGATCAACCCGGTGAAGTGTTCCCGTGCCTGCTCGCGTTGTCCTCGCTTGGCGATTTCTGCATGCTGGGCTGGGAGGTATTTTGCCATGGCTTCCCGCGCATTGCGGTTAGCCCGACGAATCTCTTTCTTCGTAAACTCCTTGTCACCTAGGACGATGATGTCTTCAGCACCATAGTCTTCGTGTTCTTCAAGGATTGTGTCGGTTTCCTCCGCGACCTTCTCCAGTTCCGCATATTTAGCTTGTAGCCCCTCGACACTGTCGATGTCACGGAAGGGGTTTTGCTCTGCTGGAATTACTGGTAGTGGTTTCGTTTCGGCCTGCGAGTTCAGCTTTTCCTCAAGTGCCTTCTTTTGCGCTGTAAGCTCACCCACTCGGTGTAGCAAACGGCTGCGGCTCTTTTTGGCCAATGCTTGGATCTCTTCAGGGTTTAGCGACAACAAGTCTACTTCCTGTTCCTCTTCGCCTTCTTCCTCGGCTTCTTCTTCTTCGGGTTCTTCCTGTTCGTCGGAAACTGCCTCTGGCTCCAGAGTCTCTTCCTCTTCCCAAGAATCATCCTCAGTTTCAGTAGCTTCGGCTTCTGGTTCTGAGTACTTCTGACTCCTTTGGTTGATTAAATCTTCAAAGGATATGTTATTAGACAAGGGGTTTTCGGCTCCCTCGATAGCCTCGGATTGCACATTCATGTTTTTGACACCAGTTAACGCCCGGCGGCGGCGATGACCTAGCAATGTGGAGGGAGTTAATATAAGTCAACAATGGGGGCATATGGGTGTGGATAGGTGTGGATAACTATATGTCAGAAATAATGTGTAGTTTTTCTGACGAAAATCGTGTGGTCTTATTGCGTTATCGTCGGAGAAAATGTCGGAGTAAATGTCGGAGTAAATCCACGCCACCAATATGGATATTTTGACGGGTAATTTGTGGGTTGACAGGCGTGGAAACCCAGAGTAGGATTCGCCTTGACGGGAAGTGAGGCTTGTCGTTACCATTCACCCCTCCAGTTCGTAAAGGTCTGGACGCAAGGGCTGGCACGGGTTCCTCACTTCCCCGTGCTAGCCCTTTGCCTTATCCACGGGGTTGGTGACATATTCAAGGAATCGAGGAACGCTCAAACGACCGCACGAAACCTAGGTAAGAGTCTCACAGGGTACTGCGCTTGATGAATTTGCGGCGCAGTTAAACAGAGTGTGACGACCAAGGAGCTTGACGCAGACCTATAGCCTCAGCCCTCTGCTATCCTTGGTTCCAGCCTTGCTGGTATGTAAATCGACCTTTCCGACGATATACGGGAGTTAGAAGCATAGTACTCGCCACATAAGGCGAACTATGCCTACGAGCCTTCCTCCTCAGCCGGGAGTTGGGGTATGTGCTAATGTATGAGAAACTGGACGAAAACCGTCCTAATTGTCGCATATTTCCACATATTAAGTCCTGCTTAACCGCTCAACTTGTAAGTATTGCTTACAGGTTCAAAAAGAAAGGCCACGGGGATGAAACCCGTGACCTTCCCAAACCAATGAAACAATGAAACACACGCTAGGCGTGATGGGTAATGTTTACATTGTTACGGGCAAATTGTCAAGCAATCCGTTTTGGCCCAACTCCACCAGAGTATCCACCAGATTGCGGTTGAGGGATTCCCATGCCAGCTTGGCTACCTTGCGCTGCCATACCCGACTGACCCATTCCACTCATGGAGTTTGGAATTGGAGAATATGTAGCGGACGACATTGTTCCACGCGCCTTGTTCGCAATTACGGGTGGTCGGTAGAACATGCTTGTAGGCATTGCTTTTGCGGCTTGGGCTTTCATGGCATTCATGCCACCCATTGACTGCATCTTGTTGGAGATTGCCTTGTTGAGGCCTTGTCGATTCATCATAATAGTGTTTTAGTGTTGGGTTAATTTAGTACGGAGAGTAGTTCATCAAGAGCAGCGATAGACCCCGCGACCTTCATCACATCATTGCTGGACTCGCACAGGCGGAGATCACCGAAGAACTTCTCGCGTTCATCTCGGATGAACTGGACGATGGCGTGATATTCCTCGCGGTCGGAGAGTGCTTCTACGGATTGTTGTATCGTTGGTTTTGGTAGTGGTGTCATGGTTTACTTGCGTTTCTCGGCGCGTTTGATCTTTCGCTCCTGCTTGAGCATGTCTTTGGTTGGCTTCTTGCCAGAACCTTTAGCGGCACGGATGTTGTCCCACATTCCACGCTTGGACATGGAACCATCCGCTCGTTTGATCATCTTGGCTTTCATGGCTTACTTGCGCTTCTTGGACATCCCAGCCTGCGACATGGCAATTGCCACGGCTTGTTTGCGGCTCTTCACCACAGGTGCTTTGCGCGGCCCCTTTGGGTCTCGGCCCGCATGGAGCGTTCCAGACTTATATTCACCCATTGTCTTTGCTATTTTGGCTTGTTTGGCGGATTTGGTCTTTGGTGTCTTCATGGTAGTATCATCTCATGCTTTTACTGCCTTTGCAACGCCACTTTTTGCGGGACAATGCATTGGGTGAGTTGGGGTCACTCTTCCAGTCACCCTTGATTTTAGCAGATCTGGCGCAATAGGAATCGCCCTTCTTCGTACCGGGTCGGATGCGATCCTTGCCGTCAGCAGCCTTACCTGCCTGCCCGAAGCGTACGGTCTTCTTGCGACCAGTTTCGGGGTTGGTGACTACTTTTGAGAAACGCTTTTCCACGATGTTACTTTACGGTCTTGCGCTGTGCTGAACTTTCAGTTCCGCGAGCCTTGTTCTTGTCGCGAATATAAGCCGTGACATCGGCACTAATTTCGTCTGCTAGCTTTTTGGTGGAAGCGGTTAGAAATCTAGGATTGCTTTGCATGTGTTTCATTTGCTTGGTCTGCAATTCACCTTCAGCAATGTTGTAACCACGAAAGTCTCTTGTTTTCTTGGCAATTTGATGTTTAAGATACTCGGTTTTAGGTTTGTAGTTGGGCATATGTTTAGTTGTGGTGTAATGGTTACTGCTGCATGCCTTGGGTTTGCATGCCACCCATCTCCGCAGGAGCCGTGCCGATGCGACCGATCTCTGCGTTCTGGGCCTGCTGGAGTTGGAACTGGTACTGCTCGGCGTATTTCTGGAGTCGCGTTGCGAATGCCTCGTCCGATTGTGCGCGTTGTGCGACATCTGGTTGTTGAACATACGCTTGCACAAGCTGCATTGCGATCTGTGCGCCATTGGGCTGGGCAGGAACCTCGATGCCTGCGAAGATTTTGGCGAGGTCGTCCGTGACATTCTTCATGACCTTCTGCTGCGCTTCCTCTGCTGGTTGCAGGACATAGTCGGCAAAGATCGGATTGATGCTAGAAGCCGTGAATTCAAGTAGCTTATTGACATCCATGATGCCGTTGCGGTCGAGTTGTACCAGAGACACCATGTTTTTCAACTGCGTCTCGGCAGTCTCTGGGTCATTGCTCTGGGAGTCGAAGTTGACCACGATGGAGAAGTTCTCGTCAGCAGAACCCTTGGTCATCACCTGCGGGTTGGGGTTGCCAGTAACTTGGAAGAACACCTCATCAGGCCCCATGCGTTGATACAGCTTCCAAGCAAGGTTCAGGACATCACGCACATGGTCTAGGAACTTGGACACGAAGTATTGCTGCCTCATGGACGAGAGCGGATTGTTAAGGTCGAGACCAACGCTACGGTCTGCCTGTCCGATCATCGAAACCTCAACCTCTACGGAGCCAGAGTCCATAGGTGGTGTCGGCCCCCACTGGATCTCACCCAGACGACGATATGGGATGCGCCTGCCCGGCCCCCAGTCGGAGGGAGGCTTGCCAGCAGGGTGCATGAGCGGAGGAAGGGTTGCCAGAGATGCGCGGTCAACACGCGAGTCACGCTCGGTTTTGATCTGGAGTTGTGCGCCACGGAGGATGTCCCCGAAGGTCTGCACCTCGTACATGCGCTTCTGGTTGTTAGACAAACGAGTTACCACAAACGGATAGTCGTCATAGCCATTAAGAAGTTCGTGCTTGGCGTAGCCCTCTGCGGACGGGTGGAAAACGGTACAATAGATGCCCTCGCTGCCATCCTCTTCGTCAATCAGACGCTGGTAGCCGTAGACCACCATGACGAGGTCGTTGTCGTCGGTAATTGGCAACCTTGTGATGTTCTTCTGCTTCTCCCCGTCGAGGTACATGCTGTCCTTGCCGCGAAGGTTTTCGATAGCGTAGTCAACCCAATCCTCGTCCCATCCCTCGTTCGTGACCTTCTTCTCCAACTCTTGAGCCGTGAGGAAGGTGCGCCAGAAAATGTAGGGTGACCGCTGCGGGTCAGAGACATAGGGCGGTAGGATGACCTCCCCGTCCGGGGCACAGGAATGGACGACCGGGCGATCCACGGTTACCCTCGGAATGGGCATTTGCGCCTCTCCCTTCGTTCTGAGGTCTTTGAGGGCCTTTCTGGCTCTCTTCCCCGAAAGTGCAGGGAAAGCCTGAGAAATCAATCCTAGGGCCATTTCCGTGGCATTCTCGTCCATGAGCAGATCCACCATCTCTGGAGCGGCCTGCGCCACCTCGTCCAGAGTCATGGTTTGGAGGTAGGTACGGGACTCTCGCTGCCAGCCGACATAGGAGATCATCAATCCTTTTTCCAACAGATAGTTAGCCCCCAGTTCCATGTGTTCTCGGAAGTTGGGAATATAGCTTGACCGCATCCACTTCAGGAATCCGCTGACCATCGCCGCCCGTGGCATGGATGCCATCGAAGTCGGGAATGCCTTGATGTGGGAGCGTTGGAGGGCTTGGTCGAAAAGTGCTACATAGGTATCGATCCGCTCACCAATGACATTTACCTCTTGGTCGGAGGCTCCCTCCCACGGGAATGCGTTAGCACCGTGCTTGCGGAGGTCGTCAGACTTACCTTCCCAGATATTGCGCCTCTCGTCATACGAACGCAGGCAGGACTGGAAATACTCATCGAGGTCTAGCAAAGCGGTCTCGTAGGCATAGGAAAGAGAACCAACATCTGGCTCCTTCTCCACATAGATCAACGCTTCACCCTCTAGGGCTTCTGATTCATATTCAGTTTCCATGTAATTCGTAATGCTCGGAGTCTAATTTCTTGTGAACTTTAATGGGTTTGCGAACTAGGCGAGGTGACATCCATGCGGGAACCTCGACGGCAATACGCTCCCCATCTAACGATGCATACACATATCTGGGGTTGTTGGCGAGGCCAATCACCGTGACCTCCAGTGGCTCAGGTGCTGGTTCTGGGGCGGGAATGGCCGCTTCCGCCTGTGGTTCTACCTTTGGCGCAACCTTCTTGGCCACCTTCTTTGCTGCTTTTTTCTTTGTTTTCATGGTTAGTATCCTCCTGTGCCTTGTCTAGTTACAGCTATATGTGACCCGTCCACATGGTCAATACCAGAGATAGCGGCGTAGCGCAGGACATCTATGGGGTCTTTCCACGCCTCCTTCAGCCCACCGTCACCCGTGTATTCACTCAGGGCTTGGATGATGTTCTCACACTCCTCGCTGACATAGAAATGCGGTCGGTTGACCGAATCTGACGGTATAGTTACATTAAATGACATTTTCCCGATCAAAGCTTGCAACCCATCGTCGATTTCCAAGCCGGGGGCGGGTATGCACACGATGCCCTCGTCGTTCAAATCCTCGATAATGCTACTAGCCCCATCTGCTGACTGGTACTTTGCCGCCCCAAGTCGGGGGTCAATGAGACGCTCTAGAATCTCCTCGTCACCCTCTAGGTCTTTTATGAGTTCCACATAGTCGCGGATGCCGTATCCCTGCCCCTTTGCACCATCCCCAGCAACCCACTTGCCTCCTCGCCACTCTGCCCAGTCACCGACATCCACGCCCGGCCATTCCCTGTAGACCCAGAATGTTCCAGTCGCGTCAACGGCAATCCAGCACATAAACCAATTTTTGGCTCCCGCAGGATCGACAATATGGTAGCGAGTCACATTTTTCGTTGGAATAGTGTCGGGGGATACCACATTTACCTCCTTGTTGAACCGGGGAAATTTGGTGGCGTGGGACTTGACTGGAACCCCGTACGCACGAATTAGGATCTCCTCCCTAGGCCTACCAACCAAAGTCTCCTTAATCCGCTCGTAGCCACCGAAAGGGTTGTCCTGTGAATGGAAATAATGGACGCTGGCATTGCGCTTCTTACTCCGCTGGACATAGGGGACAAGCTCGCCATTTAGCAGTTCAGCCTCGCGGCTCTCTATGCTGGTGGCTCCATCCAAATACTCCTTGATCACCTCCGTGTACCCGTCAATTGGGGTGAAGGTGAGCAGTAGCTTTGCGTTGCGGGTTGCCAGTCGGAACCGCAGGGTGTTGATCAACTCAGGCCCAAGCAAATACTCATCCAGCCAAACGCCCACATTATGCCAATTAGGAGAGCGAGAACCCAACTCCGCTCCCTCCAAGATGGTCGGGTTGTTCTGGTACTGGGAGTAGGTCTTAAATATGATCTGAGAGCCGTTGGGTAGGATGAGCGATGAGTCGGTAAATCCATTCTTCTTCGTGTAGCTAATGTATGTCCCGGATGAAGTCTGCTTCGTGCGTAGCTCCGCTGGAAGCCAATCCCACACGGCACTCTGCTGCTGGCGAATACTGACCTCGGAAGTCTGTGCGAAGCACATGATCTCGGCGTTGGGGTTCTCTATAGCAGCACGCACCACGGAGAATGCGCCCCACTGCGTCTTGCCGCTGCGGTTGCCGCCTAGTGCCACGATCTCGTTTACCTCCTGCAACTGATCCTCTGCCTTCGCCCAGTGGGGGAGTCGGAAGCCAAAGCGGTACGGGTCGCGTTCTGCGTTGTCTACGGCTTCGTGATAGACCCTGTGAAGCTCGATAAGCTCCTCTGGCTCCATGAGGGAGATTTCCTCATCGGTCGGCGGGGAAAGGATCTGGTGGGTGCGCCACTTCATAAGTTGGTCTTGTATGCGTCCGTTTCCGTGAGGATGTCGATTATCCGATAAACACTTCCGCATTTATCACATCCAAACGAATCATCCTCTGGAGGAAGTGATCCTCGGTTGCCATCCACAAAGTGAAGCTTGCTGTATTTCTCACAGTGTCCGCAAAGACCAATGTGGGGAGTGATGAACTTCTCCAGCACCACATTCCAAACCTTAGCGTTGAACTTCTCGGCCAAATACGAGGCGTAGGCTAGGGTGTTGCACTTGTGATGGATGCCGTCCTGCTCCACCACATAGTGGTGAAATATCGGCCCATCAAATCTCGACTCTGGTTCTGGGATCATGCGACAATTTCAGCCTCGACTGCCTTCGCCTTTACCTTGCTGGCAATGCGGCTTTTAGCCTCTGCGATCATCTTGGCGGCATCGTCGATAGATGCACCCTGCCTATGCTCCACAACCGCAGTAGCCATGCCAGAGAGTTGCATGGACTTGTCCGTTAAAACACCCACGGTGATCGCCAGTCGGTCTGGTGAGATGTTCTTGAGTTGGTCAGGGTCGTCAGCAAGTTGGTCTGCCTTCGCAAATAGCAGGTCGGTGTAGGTTTCAGCCGCCATCGCGTACTTCTGGCTAAACTCCTTCCGCTTCGTCTCCAGAGTGTCGCTGTGCCGCCACATGAGCGACCTCACGGTGTCACGGGCAAGCCCTGTGATCTCGGAGGTGGACTTGATGCTCTTGCCCTGTGCGAGCAGCCAGAGACACTTTGCCGCCGCCTGCGGGTTCCAGAACTCCACACGCTGCCTGTTACCGTGTTCCTCGGCTCGACGCATGACCTCTGCAAACCATTCTTGATCTGGTTCTGCGGTTAGTTTCTCGCTCATTGGCTTAATTTTAATAATTCAAAATAGCCTTTTCCGCATCTGAGTCTCCTTGTGCGGCAGAACTTGCAAGGAAGTCAGCTTCCTCTGGGGCCGTTGGGTCAACATAGTAAAATGATCCATGTCCAGTATCGTAGATTCTAAATCCCCTTTCCTCAAGCAATTCGGTCGATGTGTCCTCGTTTCTGGAATAACTGATGTATTTTGCTATATTGCTCATTGCTCTTGTTTTGGTAGTTCAAGGATTACAGCACCACTGTCGCGCATTGCGCCCATGATGGATGTTTCTTGTGGAACACCCTGCAACTTTCCTGTTTTTTCTTTGTATTGTCTAGCAAAATCTGGGAAATATTCAACAGCTTTTTTAGGTTTGGAATTCAAGAAATTATTGCCATTTTTCGGCCCAAGCATCACCCATTCGTAAGACTCATGAGCCACGAAGTTAGGATCAGATTTAAGTTGCTGCGCCGCTTTCGCTTCCTGAGCGGTCATGAACTTGGCTTGTTTTGGATCATCACCAAGATAAACCGCAAACAATTCTGGGTTCTTGGATAGTTCCACACTAGCCACAATCTGATTGATATCAGCCCCATCGAAATCCGCAAGTTCCTTCATGACGGACTCTGTGTCAAACCCGTTGGCATCAATTCCGTAGGTAGCATTTACGGCAGCTTTTCTCTCATCGAAAGAATTTCCCAAATTGATCATCTGCTTACCATGAATTTCTTTTTTGATTTTTTTGAATGCTGCAGATTTGATGAACTTGTCTAATGCGCTTTTGTGTGTTTTAACACCTTTTTCCGTGCCAGTGTTGTTTTTGAGCCTAGTAGTTGCCGATTTGTAGTTTTTTAATATTGCGGCCAGCTTGATTTCTTCTTCTGAAAATTTATACGATTGAAGTTTTTTGTCAGCAGCATCAATCTCTTTTGAGATTTTGACCTCTTGTTTTTTTAACTTATCAATCTCATTTTGATCTTTTGATTTTTGAATATCAGATTTAACTTCAGATCGTATTTTATTTTTCTTTGCAATTTCAGCTGTGTAGTATGACGTGTTAAATCTTTTCACCCCATAATTAGCTGCGTATAGCAACACATCTTTATAATCTTGCGATATATTTGCATGGTCAATCTCGTTTGAAACAGTCCTGACGGTGCGAAGATTTGAGCCATGTGCGTCCGGCCCCATGATGTATACTGCCAAATCAAATATTCCTTGATCAAAAGCCTTTTTCCTCATGCTCAATACAGGCTTCCAAGCATTGTTTGCCCATACAGCTTTATACTCAATGCCATCATCACCAATAATTGTCACCTGATTGGATTTTAGCCAAGGGTACAAAACCCCGCCCATATCGCCACCAGTTGCCGTGTGTCGATCAGCCATTGCAAGTTGAATTCGCTTTCCAGCATGTTCTTTTGCAAAGTCTTTTGTTTCTGGTTTTTCAAGCAATGTAGGATCAAATTTAAACCTTACTTTTTTTCCATTGTTCAAATAAAAACTAACATTTGCTGGATCGGTAAATTGAAATGACTCAATATCTGCTTCGTTAATAATTTTTGGCCTTTCAGATATCAATGGCAATGCTTCTTTTTTCCCAATTGGTCTTGTGAACTGAACTGCGTTGGTATTCGGATCTCTAGACAAGCCATCCAAGTATCCGTAGTCATATCCTTTTTGAACTCTGTCGTTTGGTGTTGTAAATTCACCTTCTGGCATGAAGCGGTTTTGCGCCTGTGGCTCTATCCACCCGATAGCATCTGCTGAATACGAGTCCAGCATCGCCTTGGATGTGATCGGGGTCAGCTTCTCATCCATCTCGTTGAGAGCAAACATCCGCTTGCCGTCTGCCCACAGACCTTGAGCCTCCTGCTTGTTAGCTACTGGGTTGAGGTCTTCTGGGGAGACCACCTCTGGCATCGCTCGCTGGGCTTCTGGCATGCGGACTTGGCTATCCTCGTAGCTTGGAGTGTAGCGTAGATCCTTTGGCTCGCCGTTCTCGTCTAGTATTGGCTCACCCTCTGGGAGGTAGTTGATCTTCACCAGATTGTTCTGGTAGGGCAGATTGGTAGATCCAACCATCTGAGTCGCCTTGTTGATCCGATCAAGCCTGTAGGTCTTAACCACTGCGTCAACTTTATCTGACGCAACTAGCGGGTTAATGTCCTTGTGTCCTGCACCGACATTGCCGAACACGGAGTTGATGAACGCCTTGTGAGACTCCCATGCAGCACCATACTTCTCCTTGAAGTGTGCGTCAGTAGGCTTGCCATCGGCTTCCCCGTGTAACTCAATCACCCTGTTTACATCGCGCAGGATAGCTTCAATGTTGCCCTCGTACAATTGAATACCCTTTTTGCTTGCCGCCTTCTTTGATATGTTGGCATGCATCTGGTTCGTACTCATGATACGAATCAAGATGTTACCCTTCTTGGTGATTTCAACACCATACGGAACCACATCGCGCAGGCTTGGCTCAATCTGGTCGTATCTCCATTTGCCTTTTTTGTTACGCTTGAGTGCGGCTTGGTAGATGATCGAAAAACGATTACCCCTAGTCTCTGGTGCGGCATTTGGATCTAGTGTCGCCTTGGCTGCTTCGTTAAGCATCTCAAGTTGTCGAATTTGCGGGTTGTTGAACCTCCCAGATAGACGAAGTATCCGAATTTGATCTTCGGTCAAATACTTTCCGCTCCAAGTTTGAGTGTCTGGGTTATAAACAAGTTGACCTTCAGCAATGGTCTCACCATTCGCTTGTCGTTTGTTCTGATCGTCAATCAAGAGAAGACCTGCGGTTGCTCGCATCTCTTCGGTCTCCTTCTTGAGCGGGATAAAATCACCATCCTTATCAAGGAACGGAACGCCATCAGCGTCCCCCTCCCAGAATGACACCATTGACTTGAGAATAGGATCTGTCTTTCCGTTGATCTTGAGCTTAACACCTTCCTTGGCCTTTACTCGCGCTTGATCAAATCCACCCTTTCGGCCAACGGAATCGCTGACCATTTTCTTGAACATCCTGCGGATCTCTGGACTCTGGTACATTTGACCACCTAGGAATCCATTTCCTGATACCATCTTACCATTCTTGTCCATCACGCCACCCAACTTGAAGTGCAGGTCGCGCAAAATGGATGACTTATTTAGGATGGAATCGCCTAGCGCACGAACCTTGTCGTTGATGACCATGCGTCCTGCCATCTTCCCAAGCTTTCCGCTTTCGACAAGACCTAGCATGTCTTCAACATTGCTCTCGATGAAGTATTCCTCGGCTAGGTATTTTTCGCTCGGTGCTTGAAACTCTCTTTCATTGGCGGGGATCTTGTCTCCAATTGCCTCACGCATCTTAATCATTTGAGCGTGTTGCTGGCGCAGGCGATCTACATACTCTTCCTTGAATGCCTCGTATTGTGGCTCGTACTTGCCATCAGCAGTACGAAGAATCCCACCAGTCTGGTATCCATCTCCAACAAGCTGCGCGACAATTCCCTCACCAATCCCGTTGTTCATCATGTGGTGCATGAACTCATGCGTCACCAATGGCTTAATTGGGTTGCTTGAGTTTGGGTTAATGTAAATGGTGTTCGTGTTTGGGTCAATTCCACCACCGCCAATGGTTGTGAACATCACCCTTGCGCCGGGGTTTGTGGCAGAGAATGTCCCAATAGCTCTCCTATAGTCCTCTGGCATGCCGTTGAACATCACCCGCTGCTGCGGGTCTTCTAGCGTCCTGTAGAAGTTGAGCGCATTTCCGTTCTGGAGGGAGCGAATCTTCTGCTTGCTTCCCATTGTGATAGCACCAAGCCCACCACCAGCACCTCCGAAAAACACAGATTCAGACAATGCTTCTCCAATTGAACCAGCGTCCATCTTCCCACCCTCTCCGACATATTGGAATGCAAGGTCTGCTGGGACTGCGGCTAGTACACCTTTGGTTGTTCTTACGCCCAAGTCAGTCACACGACCACCAAGAGTAGCGGTGTCCATGAACCCGGCAATAGCACGGTTGACAGGGCCTTGATTTGGCATTGCGTATATACGCTTCCAGAAACCAATATCCGCGCGGGACTTCATGGCTTCCTTGCCTACCAAGTTAATGAATTTTCCAGCACCCTCAATAAACGGAGCAGTAGACCATGCGGTCTTGATTGCCGCAGGAATAAATGCCGCTGGGCCTAGCCCCGCTGCTGCTCCAACTGTTCCCAGACCAGAGAGCGATGAAATCTTGTTCATTGCGTTGTAAGCCTTATCAACGCCAATCTTGGAGGCTAATTTCGACAATCCCTTGTCGATCCCGATCATGTTGCGACCAACATACTCAAGAGTTGACCCAACCATAGTAATCGGCATGTAAGGAACCTCCTTGGCCTTCTGCATCATCTGGTTGAACTTGTCAGCAACGGTTGCGTCCTTTGTCATCGTTGCGATGTCATCGCTGACGCGGGTGATCTCGTCCTGTAGACCTCCTAGCTTCACCCCAGTCTCTTGAGCTTGACGACGAATCGCATTTGCGGCGGTGATTTGACTGTTTGCTCGATCCACAAACCCACGCTTGGAAAGTCTCGCAGCGGTCTCCTCTGCTCGCGCTGCTTGTTGCTCAACTGTTTTAATTGCAAACTGGTAGTCTGCGGCTTGCTTTTGAAGTGCCGTTAACTCTTTGGTTTTAGCAAGAACCTGTTGCGCTTTTTGTTCTGATCTCAAAAGCGATCCACTAATTGGCGCGGTAATTCCACGGGCAGCTTTAAATCCAACTGCAAATGCCGCTGCCTCTGGAGCCGCTGGATTTAAGATTGATCCCGCCAATCCTATTGCCTTACCCTGCTCCACCACTTCTTTGGTTCTTTCTGGGCCAAGCACATCGGCTGCTTGTTGGTATGACTTAACGAATTCTGTAACTCCAGTAAGTTGGTCTACAGCCTCAGAAACGCTAACATTAGCTGCATCATTTAACACTCGCTCTCTAGCTTGACGGGTTGCTAGAATGTTTGCGTCCTTTTGAGCTTGGTTAATAATGTCAACCTCTGATCCACCAGCAATTCCAGTTGGAGTTGACATTGCGCCACGCATCATTAGCTCGCCAGCACCCAAAAGCGTGTAAGTGCCTTGATCGGAAAATTCCTTAATGGCTTCCTCAGTTCGTATGCGAGTAGCTGCGCGTTGTTCTGGAGTATAGTCTGTTTCAAGTTGTTTCTTAACTCCAGAGACAACATCAATAACCCCTGCTGGGCCTTTGGCTATTCCACCTATTGCCTGAATTGCCCCCATTGCTGGTTCCGCTTCTTCGTAAAGTGCCGCGCCAAGGTTTTGAGTTGCTTTCCATAGCTCCTTTGCCCCATCCGAAAACCTAGCCATAGCACCTCTGCCATCATCGTCAAGATTTAGCTCCTCGGCCTTCCCATAAAGACTCAAATTATCTAGCTCAAGCAAGTCCTCACGCTTGGAAAGCACTGCTCTCCCGGTATCGTTTAGCGTGTAGTCTTCTTTAAGCGCACCAACCCTTCTCAAGGAAAGTGCCATCTGACCTCTCTCTGTAACCTGCCCATCCGGGGTAGCATACCCACGCGCAACTAGATCCTCAACAGAGTTTACAGCTGGGAACAACTGGTTGTCATACAATGGTTGATTGTTCGCATTGTAAGTTGGTACGGCAAAGTCTTGAGGAAGTGCCGCAACATCCTCTGGAGCGGCATCCTTTACAGCCATGCTCAGGCTGTGTTGTTCAAGGGCTTGTTTTAGTGCGTCCCGTTGTTGTGGGGTCATTGTGGTTATCGTGTTGGAAAGAATATAGATTCAAGTCCCATTGGAGTAACCGCAGATGGTTGTGATTGCGGTTGGGCTTGTGGTGCTGGTTGAGTTGTACCAGCACCCTGTCCGCCTTGCAATCTGCTTTTTAGGCTATTAACCCTGTTGAAGTATTCAACCTCGTCCTCAAAGATCGGATCAAACTCGTTTGTAGACCTAAGAAGTTCTTGAGCTTTAAAACCTTTGGACTTGTCGTTTGGATCGACATACGAGAATACGCCTGTAAGACCCAGTTTCTTTCCAGATCGAATGGTATCTGACGCTAGTTGCGTCAGAGTTTTTTTCGCAGAGTTCCAATCTTGAGTTGAGTTCAACGGGTTTGCAGCCTCTTGCAATGCCTTAGTTTCTGACGCAGCCATACCAGCAGCAGTTCCAGACTTCTCTTTAATGTCGGCCAATGCGCCAACAAGGTCTTGGCCTTTGAGGTTGGCATATAGAGCATAAATACCGCCTTGGTCTCTTGCTAGTTTCTTGACTTCCTCTTCTGGAATTGACTGCCCGAAGAATTCATTAGCTTGCGGGTGATTAAGGATCTGTTGAATCGTATCAAAGCGGTTCATTAGCTCATAAGCCATAACTCGGTCAACGGTTCTGGTCTTGGCCTGCGCTAACAATGCGTTGCTTTCACGCTTTTTATCCTCTGCCGTCACAATTCTAACCCCTTGTTTTGGAAGTGAAGTAGGAACAAATGCACGGTTGAAAAGGATGTTCCGTTCCAATTCTGTAGCTACTGCTTTGTTTGGAGCCGATCCAGATTGAGATGCCTCAACCATAGTCGAGTTAATCAAATCATTTTGATATGGGTCAAGCGTGGTGAGTTTATTGTACTCTTGAACCAAATCATCATTGGTTGATTGTGCTTTTGTTGGGGAAGCAAAAGTTACTTGACGCTCAACAGGCGATAGGCTTTGTACTGGAGTTGATTGAGAAACTCGACTTTGAGGTGCTTGTGGGCTAGTCGCCCCATATGTTATTGACGGGTCGGTCGGCATCGCACCTTGTGGCGTATTTTGAACCATTGCCCGTCCTTGGTTTTCAGCTACCATTCCTTGAACCCTAGCACGCTCCGCTGGTGTTCCAATCGAGGATTGTGGATCGAGGTTGTCAGGTAGTAGAGGCGGAAGAACTTCACCACCCATAGAAGCATCATAAATCTCTTGAGCCTTGTTTAGGTCGTCTTGGTTCAACAATCGCACTCCACCAAATTTCTTGGGGGAACCAGTTTTGGAATCAATAATCTCCCCGGTTTCTTGATTTACATAATCCCCACCAACAGTGCGTACTGCACTAAATGAACCAGATGGAGTTTGAATCGTAACTGCTGGTTGACCCTCTTTTACCTTATGCCCCTCGCGAGCCTTGTTCAACTCAGTCGTTATCTGACTTAGGACTTGTGTTGCACCTTGTTCGTTTTGAGCTACCACAGCATCAGCAAAGTTTGTAACATATTGTTTATTTTCTTCTGGTGAAACTGGTCGCAGTTTAGCTAACTGCTGGATCATGGAATTGAGATTTCCAGCATCAAGATTTACGCTTGCTCCGGGTGGAGACCCTTGCACTACTGTTGCACCTAACCCCGGAGGAATCATGCCTTGATTTGGTTGCCCGGCTAATGCCGCATCACCTTGTGACATATCCACTCCGCGACCTGTACTGGCTGCTTGTGATATGGCACTTGTGCTGTAAGTTGGCCTAGTAGCTGCCTGCCTTCCACCACCGAAGTACGCAGGACGCATTCCCATCTGGGCTTCCTGTACCGCAACCGCACGGCTACTCACATTCTGCTTCAGCAAGTCCTGCACACTAGCACCCAACGCCCCACGAACCTGAACGGGGGTGTTCTCGTCCTTCATGGAGAAGATGAGGTTGTCGTAGTATGGGGCTTGGTTTGGATCCATGAGCTTCGCGGCTTCCGCGATCTTGATCCCAAGTTGTGCTGATTTTTTAGCCTCTCCCTGCTGCTTGAAGTAGTCGCCTACTTGAGTTGCAGCCCTCCCGATACCTTCACCCAAATTCTGTATCCCCTGTGCTTGGATCTCCGCAGCCCTTGTGAAGCCAGAGTAATCTTGCACAAACATCCGTGGGTCTATGCCCTCGCCAAGTCGTTGTCCTAATTGCATGTTGTTTAAGCCTTTTTACCAAATCCAAGTCCAGACATACCAAGACCAAATAAAGATGTTCCACCTGTCATGGGAGCTGCGGCTATAGATGCAGCCGCACCAAGTCCTTGACCAATCATGCTCATCATTCCAGATGAGTAGGTCGCTTGATTTTGTGCGGTTGCTGCATTAGCGTTCAAAATATTTTGCCTATTAGCCGCACCAAGGTTGAGGAACGCATCTGGCGAGAATAGCTGTGGCCCAACTTGTTGAGCGGATACTGGAGTCCCACCAAGCAACCCAAGTCCGGGGCTATAGAAATTCTGCCCAAGGTTGTATGCTTGAGTGCCAAGTGAGGACGCTTGACTAAGCAATCCAGACTGACGGGCTAGGCGTTGGTTTTCGATATCCTGTGCAAGACCAGCGGTTCCAGTCTCCAGACCAGCAAGACCAGCCATTCCTTGTTGAGCAATACCACCATATTGGGCAGCCTCGGCTCGGCGTTGAGCTAGTGCTTGCTCTCTGTTCATCACCTCTGCCGAGATGGCGGCATTGCCACCAATCCTGCCAGACGCTGCTGAGGCTTCTCTAGCTGCTTGCTGTGACGAACGGAGTTGCTCTGGGGTCAGTCTTCCAGACCTGCCATAAGCCTCTTGTGCTGCTTGAGTTTGCAAGGCGGACAATCCACCATATTGCTGGGTAGCCTGCTTCTGCCGAGCAAGTGCTGCTTGGGCTTCTGGTGTAGCAAAATCTTGATACCCAGCCTGCATCTCACGGGCGCGTTGAGCAAGTCCACCTGCCGCCTCAACCTCACGGGCTTGTTCTGGGGAAAGCGATTGGAGCAGCCCACGAACTGTTCCTACATTGCGACCCATGCCAGCAAGCTCAAGCGAGCGAGCAAGATCAATCTGTTGCTGGTTTAGTCGGGTAAATTGAGGGCGATATTTCTTCTCAAATTCAAGGATACCGGGCAGCGATTGCTGATAGGCCTTCAGCCCAGACATGATGTCTTTGCCGTAATCAACCTTCGGTGCTTCTACTTTTTTGGGTTTCTTTCCCATATGCGTGTTATTTAAGTTTGTTGTAAAATTCGTGCATGTCGTAGCACCTTAACCTATGGGAGTTCTTGAAGTCCCGCTGAAATGAAATGTATTGGAAGTCGTCCACAAACTTGCGTAGTGCCTTTTCCATGTTTCCCGTGCAGATTGTGACAAACAATGTGTCAGAATGTTCAAACAAGCAGGGTGTTTCTGGTGACTCAGAATCAGAGAAGTAACACATGGAGAAAGAATCGTGATCACAAACAACAATACCATGACACAAGTGCCATGTGAGAAGTTGTTGGAAATCAATATCATTTTCTTCATAAAGTGCTATCGTTGATTCTAGTGGGGTCATTAAATCTTAATGCAGTAGAGCATTGCGATGTTTGCAGGGCGAGTTTCACTTCCGCCTCCAGTGGATGGATTCCCTGTCGTGAAACTGTGAGTATGATCTACCGACATGGCGCCTGTTTGCACGTTAGTCGTATTCTGCCAAACACCATCAGCACCACTGCTAGCAGTAAATACATTATTAAGTAGTGTATTGTATCTAGTATAACCATGAGTGTGGTTTGCTGAGGCATTACTAGTGGTTCCTGAGTGTGTATGGTTAAGTAATGATGCGGTTTGTTTTGCCCCAAATGTACCAGATGCCGTGCCATCGCTATTCGTTCCGCTTCCGCGAACGAAGTAACCACGCAGATCTGGCAACGCAAATGTCGTACTACCATCACCTGCTCCATATGTGGTTCCAATTGCAGCAAAAAGAGCAGCATAAAGAGTTCTGCTTACCGCTGACCCATTAGCAGCCAACCAGCCACTCGGTGCCGAGTTCATAGCGAATGCCATAATACCACCAGATGGTACAAAGATTACCGCTGCGTTTAATTTATCTGAGGTTACTGCGCCATCAAGTATTTTTGATGTAACAACTGAGTCAGTTGCCAATTCATTAGAGGTAATACCAAGAGCATTTACGGATAGCTTTCCCGGAGACACAACCTGCAAGGTGTTTCCTTGGATCGCGTCACCAGTAAATGTAGTCTGGTCAATAATGTTATTCAGCTTAGAACTGGTAATTGTGTCAGTTGCTTGAAAGGTATAGGTTGTATCTAGGACTCCCATATTATTTTTGTGATAGAATTTGTCTGTTAGTGATAGAACCCGCCACTTGAATAGAGTGGATCTTAGGTGAACCGATAGTCCTTGTCAATGTGATAGTCCCAGTATAACCGCGTTGACCACCAAGTCTGCATCGGATGCTTGCGGTTTCAGCCTCGTTCGGGCTGCTAGGTGATAGGATCTGCCCACCAAGGAATGTGGTGGTGGTTCCAATGCTTTCGGCGGAGTCGGGGTCTTCGGTGGCAAACGCGATGTCGTACTCGCCAGTTTCCCCAGACAAATTCTGCATTTGCACTTGGGCATCAGTAAACCTCTTGCGCTCAAGGGTCTTAAAGTCGTACCCACGGCTAGTCACATACGAGTTGATCGTTGGGGTAACCACGCCAGTATCCTCATTCGTAACGCTCAAGCGGTCTACGGACGAGTCGGAGGCATCAATTTGGTGTAATCCGCCATTGGAACTAACAGCATACAGGTTATTACGAACCCCAGCACTTGCCGTGATGAAGTTCTTGATCAAAAACCTAGAATCTCCATAGGTATCAAGCGACTCCCATCCTTTATTCAAGAAGTTGTAGATCAGAACCGCGTTATTTCCACTGGCATCATTTCCTCCAGCTACAGAATCCAACGGGACTGCGATGTAATAGCGGTTGTTAAAGTAAACCGCCACCGAATTACCCGCAAGATTTTTGTTAATGCGGTCAATGTACGGCTGAATGTTCTTGGAAAGCGGTTCCTCCGTGCCGCGAAGGTTGTAATCATTGAGGAAGGTCAGCCCGTAAATGCCCTCGTCGGCCAAGAATAGCATGTTGTTAGCCTGCATAACCACGGACTTGCGAGCTAAGCACCCAACCTCGCCAGTAAGCTCCTTAACCACGGTATCAGACAGGCTTCCTTGGGTCTGGGCCACAAGGTGGATGCTATTGCGGTTCAATACCACCAAAGAATCGTCGTAGAACCCGTGCATCGCTACCACATAATCAGCAGTGCCACCAGTGATACGAAATTGATTCTCGATTTGGTCGAAGGTCGTAGTGTCCAGCAGGTCGGAAACCGCGATCTCGTCAGAAATCTTTCTACTAGTGTAGACTGGTGCGCTAAAAGTGCCAGACTGGGAGTAGTAGAACGGAACGAACAACCTGCGCTGGAAGTAGGTAGCCCAAGGCGCACCGGGTTGGTGCATAAACCCACCGCCTTCTGTGAACCTACCGCCAAACTCAACCTGACCAGTGCTTCCGCTAGCCGATATGTTGGCGATTGGCGCGAGGAACTGAATGTTTGTTGTGCTCGCTGATGTTACTTGGAATTGTTTACCAACAATTGCGGTAAACTCTGGGATGGTTGTCTCATAAATCACAACTACATCACCAGCAAAAACTGTGGTATTTCCTGTGATGTTTAACGAAACCAAACCATTCGCTACGGAAACATTGTTACCGCTAGAGTTAAAAGTCTGTGGCTGGGTGTAAGCACCACCGGGGGACAGGGTGAACCCATCAGTCATAATGGCGGCAGTTACCCCAAATGTTTGGGTCTGACTTGTAGTAAAAGTGTATTGAAATTGGTCTTGAGTTAGTCCAGAAGACAAGACGGTGAATGTTCCATTCGCTGGAGTACCACCAGTTAGTCCTGCAATAACCACGGATGTGCCAGCAGTAAGCCCATGTTCACGAACCCGCATTGTGACAGTGGTTCCGCTCTGTGATGCAGAAAGAATAGCCCTGCCATTAGGATACCACTCAAGAGCTTGTTGCCCATCCCGCATGATCATTACCTTGTCGAAGCACTGCAACATATCGCAGTTACCACCAACGGTGGCTCCCACAGGATACGGGATAGTCGTTGCCGTGTAGGGTGTCGTAGAAAGGTCGATCTTCTTCGCCAGAGTCTCCAGCGCAACAATGATATATTCCTTGTTGGACTCGTTAGGGTCAGAGAACATGCAGGATGCCAACACATCGCTGGCGGCAGCATCGTTAATGTCGATCTGGGTAATCCTTGGCGAGCTTGTACCAGTAATGCCAGTCACCCCAGTAACGGGAAAGGTCAATGTGTCCACGGTAGCCGCAGTCACAGCCTTGACCCCATTGTTATTCGTGCCAGTAAAGGTAATGCCGCTAACCGTAAGGTTGCCAGCCTCCCCAATAGTCAATCCGTGTCCAGCCACGGTAATCGTTACCACATTTGCGGCATACGAAACAGCCGTAATCGCCAAGTAGAATGGGCTTGGAAGGATGTGAAACGGAAGGTTCAACGGAGTGCCTCCAGTAGTCAGTACAGGGCTAACAGATACCACGCTCTTGCGCGGCCTCCAGAAACCCTCCATGCGACCATTAAGACTTTCCCTTACCTCACCCGGTTCCAACTGGTTAAGCTGCAATCTCTGGTTTACACCAAAGAATCCACGATCACCATCGGCGGCAATCGCGTCATCTAACCCACCAGTGGATCGGAACTGCGACATTAAACGCGGTAGGCGATAACCAAACCAGTAGTCACGGTGAAACCAGTGATCAACCCACCAATCCCCACGCCAGCAGGAATCGAAACCCCAGCCATACGAGCGCTGGAGTTGGTAAGGTTTGCTGCGGTGAACGCGCTAAATGTGGTGTCGTTGATCAGTTGAACCCAACGGAACTGCCCGATCACAGCACCATCCGTTGAGCTATAGACCTGACCACCACCTTGACCCTGAAGGTCGTATGCATTGGAACTAGCCATAGTAGTAAATAGTAAAAGCCGACACTGTGTCGGGCATGCTTCCCAAATGCGGAGGGAATCCCCATGCGTCAAGGGGGAACTTGTGGGTGTCATTGCCACCCCATTCACCCCACCCTAGTATATAGAGGATACAGAGGATACAGAGGATACAGAAGAAGGTGTGATAGAGAAGACAAAGAAGATTGAGACGAAGTGGAATTGACACGCAGGGGATGAACCACTACCATCCAGCCAACAACACCTCCCACGCCTCTCTACGATGCGCACCAAGGGAGGTTGCTTTTTATCCTGTGTAGCTCAGAGGCAGAGCGGGTGACTGTTAATCACTAGGTCGTTGGTTCGATCCCAACCGCAGGAGCCATAAGTCAAGCGTAAGTAAAGTGCCACCCACAGGTTCGCATGCCGAGGACTAATTGCTCTTGCAGAGGCGCGGGGTGGTAGCGTCAAATTGCAGGGGGAACGCTAACTTGGCAAGTTCCCATTCGGGAACATCGAGATAGGATTGGGTGCTTGTGAGCGAAAATGCGCTAGTACGGGAATGTCGGCTTCGTGCGGCGTTAGGGTGGATAGTGGGTTAGATGTGAGACAATGAATTTTACTTTTGACAATAGGATATAATTTGTCACAATCACCACATGTCCAACAACTGTGGAACCTACATCGTCAAATGCGGCAACACCGCTTACATCGGATCAAGCTCAAATTTCCAGCAAAGGAAGTCCGCTCACAAGCGTGACCTTGAGCGGGGAATCCACCCGAACCAAAACCTTCAGCAGGCTTTTGACGGGTCACAGGACTTCTCGTTCATCCCTCACCAGTACATCACCCCAGTAGACTGCCCAAACGAGCTACGCACCATCCTGCGCAACGCAGAGCAAGCCCTGCTGGACGAGGCCGCGAAGTCAAACCTGTGGGTCATCGCAAACATCTCACAGAACGCATTCGGCCCACACGCAAGACCAGACATGGTGGCAAGGTGGCAAGACCCAGAGTTCCGTGCGTCCATGTCGAAAATGATCAAATCCAGAGTCATTAGCGACGATACCAAGCGCAAGATGTCGCTGGCAAAGCAGGGCGCAAACAACGCAAAGGCTCGCAAGGTCATCGTCACAAACCCAGACGGGTCAGAAACGACCTTTAGCACAACCACCGAGGCCGCGCAGTTCTTCCGAATCTCGCAGCAACTCCTGCACCTCATGCTCAAGGGCAAGACCGCTTGGCCGGGCAAGGGGAAGTTCATCCGCAACAAGGAAAACGAGTGGATGAGGGAATACGAGGCTAGACTAGTGTAAGGGGCCAATTGGAAAATTTTCGAAATTGGGGTTAATCGGCCCCGCTTTTTCCCGCCCCGGCAAATGCGACTCCCCCCGCCCCATCCTATTGTTACAAGCGGTGACAAGGTTAGTAATCCGTAGTCCTGTTCCACGGGATTCCCCAGCATCTATCGGTGTTCCACGGGATTGGGTGGTCACCAACATGCAATCAACCCGTTAGTTAATGGTCGCAACACTAGATATGGTGGTGGTGACCCAGCCTCGCGTGCGTGTTTGCGATTCTCTGCGAGAAAGTGCGAACGATTCCAAGTCCCTATTTCCCTCCAATCCACTTGTGATCAGAATAAATTCTAGTCCCAACTCCTACTTCGCGCCAGAATGCCCTACAATCGCTTTGACCCCCAATATGGGATCAACACCCACAAGAAAGCCCCAGACGCTGTGTGAGCGATTCTGGGGCAATCTAGGGGGTATCTGGCGCGGTTTGGTGGAGGATGTTGGCTGGGTGGCTAACTACTAATTGAGAACAAATTAGTTTTTCGCTAGTAATTGGTCAGACGAACTCTTGATACTGTCCGTTCAATCGCAGTGGCAGCACCACATCCCTGCGTCCGTTGCGTAGCTTGCCAACCTTGAGTCCATCGTCAGCAATAAACAGCAGGGCATCCGCATCCTGCTCGATAGCGCGTGACTCTCGAACCTGATTGTTGTCGTTGAGTTGCGATGCTGAAATGACTGGGCATTGCAGGTGCTTGGCCAACTGTTTGAGTCCACCAGATACCCGTGCGACTTCCTCTTCCCGTGATTCCCTGCTGGATCTCGCGCCACGGATCAGTTGCAGGTAATCGACCACCACAAGGTCGAGGGAGCCATGCAGGTCGCGGATGCGTTCAGCTTCAGCCGCGATGCTGTCAATGCTCTGGTTGGAGCTAGAGTCAATCCAGAGTGGGGCAGATGAAATCTGCTCAACACCTGTCTGGATCTTCTGTAGCTCATGTTTGGCTGCTGACCTTGGCTGGGTAATTGACCCGTAGTTGGTGTGGGTCATGACTGAAATGAGCCTGCCGATTACCTCGTGGGTCATCATTTCCAAGCTGTGGATTGCGACTGGTCGCTGGTCGCTGATAAACTTGCTGGCGATCTGAAGCATCAACACGGACTTGCCTCTGCTTGGCTTTCCAGCGATCACCCAGAATTCGCCCGGTCTCATGCCGCCGCAAATCTCGTCTAGCTCTGCGATGCCTGTGGACATGCCGGGGAGGTCGCCTGAGTTGTAGTCCCGCAGGAGGTTCTCGATGAATTGTTTGGACGCCTTGTCTGCGTCTATGCTGCGTTGCTTGCCAGATACTACCTGCTGGAGACTCTGGAGGGTTGTACGGAATGAGGCAATGGCACTGGTGGCATCATCGGCTGTGGCTATCTCACGGGCGGCAGATTGTGCCAAGCGTCTGGCTTGGTACTCC